AGCAATAGTCATGATGAAGGAAGTGAGAGACTCACGATCTTGACCACGACCAAGAGCATTGATTCCTGCAACAATAGTAGGATTAACCAGATCCTTAGGAATTTTTGGTAGTTGTCCACTGCGCTGCAGAACCAGCAACTTGCGGTTCAGATAAGGGAGAAGGAATTCAACAGTCAGCAAGGAGAATAGACCACCGAGCTGCTGTTCAAGTTCAAGTTGAGTAAGGCGAACTTCTTCAGCAGTAACACGTTCTGCCTGTCGAACACTCATGATAAGGAATGCATCAGACAGACGACGCTCAAGCTGCTGCATCATAGTCATCGCAGTATTGAAGTCAGCGGTCTTACCCACTTGGATAACACCGATGTCATCAGGTCTGCCTTGAACGATCGCTCCGTTACCTGCCTTCGCCAGCGTCTGTGCTTTGGTGGTGCTTGAGGGTGATACCACGAACACGACCTTAGCGGCTGCTGCAGAGCCTTCTACGAGTGCCTGAGAGAGTGCATCAAGCGACTTAAGATCTCCCAAGAATTCCTCAACTCTACCCCGTCCATAGTTTTCTCCATCGACAGAATTGAAGCGCAGTACAAGCCAAGGACTAGCATCTGCTGGAGCTTTGCTATCGGAGCCTGGAATCTTTTTACCATAGACTTCTTGGTGCCAAATCCACCTGTTGTTGTCTAGAAGTACATGAGTATAAACTTCTGCATCGTTCTCAGAAGAGAAGCTCTCCTCAGTAACAGCCGGAGTATCGTTCAGGATCTCTTTTGGCAGAAGGTTTTTGTTAATCAGTTCTTTGGTTACGATCTCAATTACGTTACCGTTCCCATCCCTATCGACAACGTAGCGATTAAGTGGGTAGTGTTTCAACCCGTCCTTACCCATGTAGATCAGTGCATTACCACCCACCACAAGATGCTTAAGAGCTTGGTGAACAACGACACGATCACTGGAAGCAGCAATCGAATCCATCACCATACGCTCCATCTTAGCAAAGCTGAGATCAAGTTCAGATCGGATGTCAGCAGGTAGCTCACTACCTAGCTTGTCATCACGGACCTGGAGCTTGAAGAACGTAGTTTGAGGGGGTAGCAGGGACAGCATCAACTTGGATGCAAGTGTCACTACACCCTTTGCACCTACGCTTTGCCAAGGTTGCTTGAGGGATTGATGGGTAACACGGAACTCATCACGTTGGATGAGGTAAGGAATGGTGAGCTTTGAGCACTCAACCGCTGTGTCTAGGAACTGTGAACGGTAGCTGGATAGAGTATCGTACCTGCTTTTAGCGTTCATTTAATTAACCAATGTTAAGACCACCACCGGATTCACCGATGTTTAGGGGAATACGAAGAGCGGATGCACCAGAGCCAACAGCCCTTAGTGATTTACGGCGTGAACGAGCGGTAGAGATACCACCAGTGTCAGCACCGATTGTACTTTTAACAGTAGTGGGAGCTTTGCTAGCTTCGATCAAACCTTTGGTCTGTTCTTCCATAGCTTTTCGCATAGCTTCCATTTGTTGACGTTGAGCCTCTTGCTGTGCTCTCATCATTTCTGCTTGGCGATTAGCTTCTGCGTTAGCAGCTCGCATTGCATTTTGTTGCGCGTGATGTTGTCTACGTCCAGCGCCCATAATTAAGTGTCCTCATCAAGTCGGTTTTCTATCCACTCCAACACGCTACGCTGCCCAGCTCGATACATGATCTGGTTTAGCGTAGTGTCTGGAGATGGGTTGACGGGTGGATAAACATCTTCTAGTTCTTCCAGAAGACGCCTTACAGTAAGACCAAAATTAGGCATACTGTGGGAGGTTGGGGTTCGCATGTTCGAAAAACGCTGGCATCCTGCCTCGCTTAGTTTCGGCAAGCTCAGGCGCTTTACCTTCGTACATCAGGCGATCACTGGAATCCAGCCAAAATTTTTTGTTTAGATATTTATTGGGGTTATTAGCCTTGAGTGGCTGCATAATCCAATTGATAGTAGCCTTACGAAGTTTATCCAACGAAGGAGAAAC